ACGAGTTCGTTGTCCTCTGCGTTCAGCATCCGTTCGATGCCTTCGACAGCGGAGTTGTAAGCCCCCCGATAGCGGATGGCTTTGATGATGGCCTGAAGCCGCCGGGTGACTTCGTTCAGCTCACGGGCCTGCGACCGATAATGCTCATAAAGCGGCGTCGGGACCAGCGTCGTGACCTTCTTCATGAAGTTCATCGGCCTGGGGATGGGGAAGAAGCCGGTCAGGCCCAGCGGATCATCCACAACCCTCAGCGGGCCCTTGGTATAACACGCTGAGAAGAAATAGACCTTCCTCGTTCGCTTGTCCCAGATCTCATGAACCTTGCAGAGCTTCACACCCTTGAGCTGGTCCTTCGGCTCGGGTTCGTTGGTGTCTTGGTCGAGCTCAGCCATCTTGCTGAAATCATGCGGGAGGTCAGGGAAGTTCTTTCGAATCTCATCCTCTGTCATGTCCCATTCGAAGCCAATCCAAGGGACTTTTTTCCAAGTCCGGGCATAGCCGTGGAAGAACTTGTCCCAGCGAACGGCTTCGCCATAGACACATTCCTGGTGCTTGCCGTCCTGCCCGACGAACTTGAACCTGGTCAGGCCGCGGTTGGTGATCAGACCGTCGAGGACCGCAGGCTGCATCAGATCATCGAAAGCATCGTAGTTCGCGCTTTCGTTGTCGATGAGATATTTCAGCATCCGGGTGGAGACATCACAGACAGCCTTGCCCATCGGATCAGCATCTTTGTAACGCCGCTGGACCATGGGGACCGGCTGGGAGTTGTAGACAGCCGGGGTCTAGGGTTTCGACGTTGGAGTAGAGAATCGCGAAGGGGGTGTCGTCGGCATTCTTGGCTTCGTAGAGGTCTACGCACCGCTGGGCCATCTTACGATAAGTCTTCTCCCGAGCCAGGGCGTCTTGTATCTCTGAAGTCCAGTGCTTGTAGACATTCTCCGGGTTGATCTTCGCGGCCTCAGGCATTGAGATATTCCTTTTCGATGCGGAGCTGCTTGTTTCGCTCGACTAGTTGGTTGAAAGTCATCTGGCTCGGGAGGTGAGGTAGCCTGAGCCCGGGTTCTGGTGTGATGAGTTTAGGCTTCCACGGCCGGGACATGCAAGCATAACGAACCTCGTCTGCCACGTGGTCCTCGCCATCGGTGTCGAGGTCTTCGGGGTTCTTCTCATCGTGCTGAAGGGTTGGCATCGTGCGCCAGAAGTCTTCGCACTCGTGGGCCGCATAGAGCATCGGGGCGTTGACCAATTTCTCTTGCCCCTCAACATTCCGAAGAACCGGCTCCCCGACTATCCGCTGTCTCAGGGCTTCCCACCCGGGGAGCCGCTTGTTGTCCGCACGACGCCAGCGACACCTCGCCATGCTTTCAGCAATAGAAGGCCCACCGTTACGAATAAAAATAGCAGGGTCGGCCACAGCGTATCGAATACGCTCGTTTCGCTCTTGTTCAAGGATTTCTTTGGCGACGACGTCGGCTGTGGAACCGAGGCCTTTGTTGATGCCTGAGGCCCCATACCACTCGCGGTAGCGGAAGATTGCACCGAAGGGGAGCGGGTCGTCTTTCGGCCAGGTTCCATCGCAGATCGCCCACCAGCCCACCGAGAAAGGCTTTGCACTACCCCAGTCAAAGGAACGGAAGCGGATAGTTGAAGGCGGGGCCCATCGGATGAGGTCTCCAGGCCGACCATGTAGCTGCTCGTCGAGCTCTGTGAAATAGGCTCCGTCGACGATGTCCCAGTTTCCTTCGAGCCAGGCCTTGACGAGAGCTTCGGACCCAGATTGACGGAGACGCAGGACGTAAGTAGGGTCATTGCGCAGCAGGAGCATATTATCGCCAAGCTTCGACGGGATGAAAACCCGTTCGAGGTTGACGGTCTGGACCTCTCCGTCGATTTCAACATCGCAGGATTCCTTGATGAGCTGGTAGCCAGCAGGGTTCGGGTCGATGTAGCGCTTTTTTACCCAGTTATGACCAGGCCCACCAGGATTGCCAGTAAGCCGCATCCCGACAGGCACGCCAGAACCACTGCGGAGTGTTGCACGGAGCTTGTCGATAGGCCCGGGGGAAGGGAAGTTGGTGACTTCCTCGACGTAGACGCGGGTGTAGTTGTGGCCTTGGTATTCTTCCGCATCGGAGTCCCTTTCGAGGTAGACAAACTTCAGTCGTGCGCCGCCGGGCATGAGCCATTCGGCTTTTTGCTCATTATACTTTGCTCCGATCTTGGGGAAGAGTTGCTTCGTCCGAGCGATGACTTCAGCGAGCTGTTTGAACTTCCGCCGGACGAAGATGCCAATGGCGGCTTCGCCGTAGGTTGCTGCGTGCTGGAGCCAGTCACCGATGGAGGATTCGGTCTTGCCCCCGCCTCGGGCACCGCCATAGAAGACCTCGAAAACCGGGCACTGGAGAAGTGCGGTTTGGGGGCCTTCTTGCGGGGACCAGATGATGGTTTGGGCAGATTGGGCCACAGTTAACCTTCGATGAGGGGCCCACCAGAGTGGGCTTTCGCCCACTCGGAGGAGCTGTCAATTTTTGGTGGTAGCTGCACGACGAAGTTGTTCTGAACTGCCGTCGGGCCAGTATTACGAGCACCGAAACCGAGGGCCTTTGAGGAGATATCGAGGGCCTTGAATGCCGCGTCGAGATTCCGGGTCTTTTCGAGGTTTTCAGCGATGATGGAGAGGCTTTGCTGCGCCAGGCCACGAAACCTCTCTTNAATCGTGGCTATGAGAAAAGGGTCAGTGAGGTCATCGCGGCGCTTGGCGAGAGCGGCTTGGAAGGCGTCAGAGCCCATGACGATGGAGAGCCAGTTTTCGGAGCGATCGAAGCGCTTCGCGAGTTCCCGCTGGGTGACGGTGGGCTCAGCGATGATAACGTCGATCATGGCTTCGTGGGTGTAGCGGACTCGCTGGAGTCGGTGGCCTCCGTAGGCATCGCCTTGCTTGTAGCCTTTGGACTCAGCGATGCCCTGGTATTTCTCGTGGTTGAGTGGCAGGTAGATGCGGTTCGCGCGGGCCTGGGCAACATCAGGGTCGAGGGGCCGGGGGTCGGAGAAGACAGTGGACGCAGAAATGGGCTCGGGAGGGTCGGGGGGCCCACCAGGCTCGTATCCCGGGCATTTCCACGCTCTCGGCGATCTTCTCGTAGTCAATCATCGGGCAGACTCCTGCATTTCCAGCGGAGAATGCGGGCTGGTGGGCGGAAAGTCAATGGGCTTTTTGGCAGTTTGAGTATTCCCCGGGGATTATGAAATCCAAATCCCCGGGGGGTTTCGGGGATCTGGAATCTGGGCGGATCTGGAGCCTCTCACATGGAGGGGTAATGGCCCTAAACACCCCCTTGGGCCACCCCCGGCCTCCGGCTTGACCCACCCCGGTCGATCGATGGGGCAGATGGGTGGGGGAATTGAACGAAATCAGTGGGTTAGGGGCGCGAGAGGGGCTGGGATGGGGAGAGCGGGCGGCTGGGGAGAGAGGAGGCAGCGCGGCCCGGTGGGCGATGGGGTCATGGCTGTGGGGCCGATGGGTCTAGGGGTTATCGGGGGAGTGCTGCGGATGGGTTGGGGGGATCATGGCTATTCGTTCCCCACATTGCCACGGCTGAAAGAGCTCAGGTGCATCGTTCGTCAGGCTGCAACGCAACCCCCCCTCTCTCGGCTGACAAAACTCTCTCCCCCCCTCTGAGCGCAGTTCTCTCTCTTGGGGCTGTGGGGGCGGGGCAGGGGCTGGAGGGCCCCCCGGGGGAGGGGGAGGGGAACGAATGGGCATGATCCGTTCAACCCATCCGTGGGACACACTCGACAGCCCCTAGGCACCTAGTCCCGATGGGGTGGGGAGAGGCGGGGGAGAGGGCGGGGCCAGGACGATGGGGCCAATTTGCCACGGGGAGGGGGCCTAGAGCGCGGAGAGAGGGGGGAGAGCTACTAGGGTAGCGGGGAGTGGGAGAGGCGTTCCTACGGCCCGGACATAACGAGAACGAGGGAACGAATGGACAGAAAAAAACCCCCGGCTGGTCAAACCGGGGGTTAGGTGGGGGTTGGAGGGCTGGCTAGTCTATCCCGGCAGGACCATCGCGACAGTTGCCAATAGGAAAACGATGGTCATGAGGGCTAGCTGGATTTCATCGCGGCGCATGGCTAGGCCTAGCTTCAGGTGCCCAGCGGCATCCGCTCTCATCGACTATGGCGAGAGGCCCCCGGCAGGTTAGCAACAGGCAGGAACTATCCGAATAGCGCCAATAACCATAGACACCAGCCCCAATAGGCTCCCCTAAATGCATAGTATATTCGTTGGCTGGGATGTATTTGTGAGAGCCATATCCAGCCCCATCGCCCTTTTCCGCGAAATGATCAGCCATCGTGCTGGCCATTAAATTATCCCCCCATTTGTCGCGGCAGTAACCTTCGATCAAAACTGCCATGCAATGCGCAATGCTCGCCATTTTACCTACTCCCGAAAATGAGGGGGCTGGGTCATTACAACCCAGCCCCTAGGTTGATCCGATTATCTAACAGGTGGTTTCCATGCGAGCATATTGGAACCTAGAACATAACCGTTGGGGCGCTGCTCTTGCTCCGTTTTACTATGGATGCGGATTTCAACTGTCCCGTTAGAGAGGATTTTCTCTCTGACAACATAATTGTCACCATGAGAAATCACATAGCCATAATGTTCTTTGACCATGGTCAAATCCCCAATTCGCCGAGCAGCGCGCTGGCGTCAACGGGTGAGGCCTTGGTCCCGCGTTCGGATTTCATCCGTTCGATA